ATTCGCATATTGGCGATGCAGCTCAGTATTGTTTACTCGGTTCTGAATATCGAACCATGACCAGAGGAAAGTCCAGACAGTTACAACCAATGGTAGCTAAGATAGACTTTGATCCGTTAGCGTAATGTTTACAACTATAGAACTAAACCAAGCAATGCGACTTGATGGAGAGCATACCAAACTTGTTCCGTTTCATTACACCCATTTAAAATTTATGGATTATCGAGAAGCAGAAAAAAAATTGTTTGAAAGTTTTCATGATTATTCAGAACGGATCAAAACCTATCCAATACAAGGATTATCATTCTCAGGTATGGTGGGAAAAAAGATTGTTTGTTGCTTTGGTTTGCTACCCATCTGGGAAGGTGTGTACGAAGCATGGTTGATTCCATGTTTGCAAATAGGCGAACATAAATTTAAATTTCATAAAGCAAGTCTGAGATTTTTTAACTACGCTTCCAAGAAACTAAATGTTCATAGATTACAGATAAATGTGAGTAGGTATAATTACCTAGCATACAAATGGGCGTTGGCATGTTACTTTCTGGAGGAAGGTATTTTAAAAGAATATGGTCCAGATAAATCCGATTATTTTATGATGAGTCGGTTGTTTGGTAAAACGAAAAAGGAGTAGACATGAGTGGAATATTCTCAAGACCAAAACCACCAGTACAGCAAGGACCGAGTCAAGCAGAACTCGATGCAATAGCTCGTAGAGAAAAACTAGCAGCAGAAGAACAAGCAAGACAATCAAGAGAAATAGCTGCTCGTAAACGATCAAGAAAAAGAGGTGCTCAAGGTTTAATGACAGCATTTATTAGTCGTACTCCAGAAGAGGATCAAGGTCAGAACACATTAGGACCAAGAAGTAGAGCGTAATGAATAAAAAATATATTAGAAATCCAAAGAAAAGAGAGGAACAAGATGCCCGAAGTAATGTACAAAAGTAATAACAAGATGATGAAAAAAAGTTTTCCGTACAACTCTAAAGGTGTTATGGAAGCGAAGAACTTTGCTAAAATGACAGGCG